TTTACATCTTTTCCATTCTGTAATACCTTCTCAGCAGCGCCTGAAGTTACATCTTTCACCTCTTCAAACTTACCACTAAGATTAGTCTTCATAATTTGTTGTTTTTCCGTGATATATCGCATCGCTTTATTGAAACCTTCTTTCAAACCCCTTTTAATACGATGAACCGCCGGGTCACCACTTTTGTTAGAACGCCGCGTTTTATTTTGCAATGGATGAACCACCTTTTTAGTTTGCGTTTTGTTTTTTCCCAACCTGTTAACCTGTCCCTTTCCCTCGCCGCCATTCTGTCCTCTTCTTCGCCGCCGTTTTTGTTTCCTCCTTCTTGTTCTACCCCCGTTAAATACTTTACCAAAAAAACGGTTCAAAGAGTTTGACTTGCACTTGCAACCCATATTTATATATTATCAAGACATTATATTTTAATCCAGCATATACGCCCCTGTGTCTCAAATCGTTTTATTATAACCATATATGTATTATCCAGCTATCTGACCTCATCAAGTAATATATATGAAATAATATATATTAAATGTTATACTATAAATTATACCATAAATATTGTATATGAATATTCTGAAAGAAACACACTCATATGAATTAGGGTATTTGGCTATTATATCATATGCGTATCCAGTATATTTTATAGATTATACGAATCCTAGCATTTTCAATTTATTACAATTAATTTATATTTCTGATTTTGTTAGCGGACTTTTACACATATTCTTGGACGATTATAAAGGAGAAAACCCATATATTAAACCACACGCACTTGGATTTCAAAATCATCATAAAAATCCAAAAGAATTTACAGAACGCCCTATCTTTACTGTTTTTACAGAAACAGGACAGTCTGTTCTACTATTTAATATACTTAACTCGTATTTTTTGAGTTTTTACTTTTTAATATTTACTGGATTAATAAATATTGTTCAGTTATCACATTATCAAGCTCATTGCATTAATCATAACACATTTTCGAAACCCGTCTCCAATATTTTTATTTTTTTACAAAAATATGGCTTGATTCTTTCAACCGACAGTCATTCAAAACATCATCAAACATATGATAATAATTTTTGTATATTAACCGGGTGGGCGAATCCCCTTTTGAATAGATATTATAAATTAGTAAACTCATCTGAAAAGAATAAAAATCTATGCGTATAAATAACAATTCGGTTATTTATATATTTTAATCCAGCATATACGCCTCTGTGTCTCTAATCGTTTTCTCAACCTGTCTCATATGTAATACGTGGAATACCCAGCTCTCATTCCTCATCAAGTAATTTATATTATTATCCAGTCCTTTACAATTATGGAGGGACAGCGCATATGGAAGGGACGCGTGTTTTTTGATAAGGGCTATCGCTTCAAACTTTCTTGAAAATAAGAAATCCTTTATCATAAACCATATATCGTCGGGAACAAGAACACTTGAAGACATAATTAAGTTTTATAATATATAAACAAATGCATCAATTTTATTAAATAAAGATAAATAAAGATAAATAAAGATAAATAAATATGATGTATGAGAATATTACTATACCAGATAAGATAAACAACAATAGAATCCGCCGTTTTAAAAAAATAATAACACCACAAGAGCTAAAACGCAAGATGCCGTCTCCACGAAAAACCGATGTTTTTGTAATGGAAACCCGGCAAGAAATAGCAAATATATTGAGAGGAAAAGACAATAGATTGTTATTTATTGTAGGGCCGTGTTCCATACACAATCTCGAAGAAGCAAAAGAATATGCCGCAAAATTAAAGGTATTATCAGACGAGGTAAGCGACAAAATACTAATTGTAATGAGAGTGTATTTTGAAAAACCAAGAACAACCATAGGGTGGAAGGGACTTATAAATGACCCCGACCTAAATGAGACATATGATGTAAACAAAGGCATCCACCACGCGCGCGAATTATTATTATATATAAACCGTATTGGTCTGGCGTGCGGAAGCGAGGTATTAGATACGATCACGCCCCAATACATATGTGACCTTGTTTCTTGGTCAGCAATAGGTGCGAGAACAACAGAGAGCCAGGTTCATCGCCAGTTGGTCTCCGGATTATCGATGCCTACGGGCTTTAAAAACGGAACTGGTGGAACGATAAAAATGGCGGCGGAGGCGATTGTATCCGCAGCATATACGCACTGTTTTATGGGGATAACAGACGACGGTCATCCGGCAATATACGAAACAGTAGGAAACCCCGACTGTCATATTATATTGCGCGGCGGGGCAGATGGTCCAAATTACGAGGAGAAATATATAAAAGAAACCGAAGCTATAATGAGGGAAAATGGATTAACCCCGAAAATTATGGTGGATTGTTCGCACGGAAACTCTCAAAAAAACCACAGAAACCAAAAAGGTGTATTACAAAATGTAATGCACCAAATAAAAAACAGCACCAGCACCAGCACCAGCACCAGCACCAGCACCAGCACCAGCACCAGCATAATAGGTGTTATGATAGAGTCTAATATAAAAGAAGGAAAGCAAACCCTGAAAAAACATAATTATAATTATCTTTTACCCGGCATAAGTATTACAGACGGCTGCATTAGCATAGAAGAAACAGAAAAAATTATAAAGGAAGCTTATTCAACAATTCTTATGTGAAACAATTCTTATGTGAAACAATTCTTATGTGTGATATTGTCTAAACGTAAGGCTATATCGAGCCCCTTCGTCTTCGGGAAGAACATCGCCGAATACCTTTTTAATTTCGTGACTATAATATTTCTGAACTTCGCCGCCCATAAACAGAATACTTCTCGCCGGCATCATAATTCTAGTTGTTTTTTGACCCCCGCAGAAGGCTTTGTCCCTTTTAATAGAATTAAGATTATCTTTGTCGTATAAAATTCTTTCAAATATAATCTCTCTAGGAAGACCAAAAGACAATATCATAACAGTTGGATTATTCCCGAAAATAACCTCACTGTCGCGGTGCGGTTTGATAGAATCTTTTACCGACCTATAATAATTAGTAAGACACGAATCAAACGTAATACCTGGACTAACACCGGGAATATTCATCGGGGAAATATGCGTGTCAAAATAAGCTTGCACAAAGGATTGAATCTCGAGAAGCCCATCGTCATATTTACGAGCAATCCATCTATCGTTCCCGTCGTCCTTCCAACCAGCCCGCTTCCCAAAGAACTCGCCGCCATCACAAGAATACCTCTGTAGTCTAGGAATTTCACCAAATGATGTTTGTCCCCCATATAATTCAGTAGTTGATAGATATTCCATCCAGCCAACATATAGATTAGAACTGATCGCGTTCTCTGCTAAACAAACAACTGAGTCGTTTCCGTTATTTTCTCGGTGCCTAATCATAATTTCCATATTGCTAATGTTAAAAAGATTTATATTAATAATGTTTATTAATAGGAATCAATTATTTGTTTAAATAAATGTTATGACTTTATTGGTGTCTCATACCGACACACATAGAATAAAGAAGACGATTGTTCAGGTAAAGTAGTGCGGGGGACATAATACCCATTACAAGCGAAAACACATTCATCTTTTTTTGCATTACGTGATAAACTCCTCCGACTAGACCGGCGGCGAAGAATATAAAAGAAATAATAGAACTGTAGTAGAAATATAAACAATACTCTTTGCCTAAAGGCGCGAAAAACATATCTTCGATGACACCCATTATATAAAATAAGTTAATATAATAAAAAAGATTAAAATAGAATAAAATATAATATAATAAATATATTATAAACACTGGACAACATCTATAGTTTTATCTCCGCATATAGGACACGCATCATTCGTATCATACCAATTCTCTAAACAAGCGGTGCAGTGATCCCCGTGCCCACACGGAAGAATAACAATATCATCGCTTTTTTTTTTACAAATGGCGCACTTTCCTTTGATCCCTTCCACGCTGTCAACATCATCAATCGATAAATCGCGAGAAGCATGCGGGCTACAGCACGATGGAGCACGGCAAACCGGTGGAATATGTATAATATTATCGGTCTCAACTAGCTTATTTGCTCGATTCTTTTTACAAGCCCGCCACCCGCAACATAATGCGACGCGTCCACAAAAAAATAATTTAAATTTATAGAAGCACGTTTTATCGTGACAATCTATCTTCGTTTTCATTTATATACTAATAGATAAAATTGATTATTTATATTATATTATATTTAACTATAAGTAATTCAAAATGGAAAGTCTCAAAGATGTCGAAATAAATATTAAATCAGAATGTATCAAAGCATATAATCCCGAATGTCCGTGTTGCCTAGAGGTTCCTAAAAAGGGTCGGATCATATTCGACTGTCGCCATCTAATGTGTACCGAATGTTTTATGATGCATAATAAAAAAAGTAATAATTGTCCAATCTGTAGAGTCGTCTATCGAGAAAATAATGAACAATTGCCGCGCTTAGACCACCACCGACAGCCCGTAAGACACCCCCCACGACTCCTTGCCTCGCAAATCCACGCCCCGCAAATCCGAGACCTACATACCCTTACACCGCGAAGCTTGCGGCGAGAAGCCGAAGAGTGGCAGGCACAGAGGGACAACTTCGAAAGGGACGCCATAGCCCATCAACGGAGACAAATAAGAACAAATCGTGAACAGAGATTGCGGGATGCGCCGCCTCTTGGAGCACATAGAGACGACGATAGAGACGACGATAGAGACGACGATAGAGGCGACGATGAACCAACGACTGATTACAAGAACCTCTCGCTCGTAGTATTAGCAGATATATTTGTAATGGCTATATGGTTACTAAGGGTTAATATGTATTCATAATAAATAAATAATAATAAATAATAATAAATAATAATAAATAATATGAATTTTTTATTGACAGAGCTAGGATATTTTGGTCCTCTGATAATGATTATCGTAATAATAATAATAAGCAAATCTTGTGAATACAAAATAATATTATTATTTGTTGTAATTAATGAATTGTTAAACAGATTATTAAAATATATAATTAACCAGCCAAGACCGGAAGGATGTGAATATATAAATACGTGGGATAGTCACCCACCAGATTCGTGTGGGATGCCGTCGGGGCACGCACAACAAGCAGCAGCAGCAGCAGTATATATTATTTTATATACAAAAAACCCAATAATGGCGGTATGCGCAATAGCTCAGACGACTCTAACAATGTATCAGAGATACAACTATAAAAAACACACGACACTTCAAATAATAATAGGTGCATCGATAGGGGTGATTATGGGAATACTATTCTACAATATTTCCCCATACATTGAAAAAATATTTAATTTAAGAAGCAAAACTCCATATATAAACTCGACAATCCTCTTACAATCCGTCGTCTGATTCCTCGTCAGACTCCTCCCATTCCCGACCCATAATCTCTGATACCCCAACCTTCACCCACACGCGAAACGCATCAAGTTTTTCCGTCTTATCATTAAGCTTTTGTGAAAGAATTTCGTATGCCTCGGTGACAGCCGCCGAGTCAGCCTTAATCTCCTCTAGCTCAAGTGCGTGAGAAGCATCCTTCTCCCGAATAGTTTTATCAAACTCTCCAAGCTGTCGCTCAAGCCGCTTATTCTTTCGCTCCTCCTTTTCAAGTCTCACGCGAAGGTCCTTGATTTCCACAGCACGGTCCTTCCCAGTCCGCACAATTCCTTCGTGATTACTCGTCATTTTAGCCAGCCACTCAATATGCTTCTTGCTCTTGCAGTGCTGGCTCGCGAAGCTATACTTATTATAGTGGATTCTTGTCGAATGACAAGGACACCTCGCGCCAGAATCCTTAAACATAGTAGCCGACAGTTGGGAATGTCCATCTACAAAAGTCATTCCGTCCGAAACAATATATTCCTCATAATTGTAGGGTGTCTTTGCAAGAGTGGACATCATAGCATACTCTATTTAAATAACATTAAAAAGCTTTCAATTTTAAAGCTATATTGAAAAATACAATACAATACAATACAATACAATATTCTAAACAACGCCCACCTCTTCAGCTCTCATTGTGCAAACATTACTTTCCGCAGGTTTTTTAGTAAACGCCTTCACGGAAATAATCTCTTTCAAATGGATAAGGAATATAGTATCAATAACAATTGCAATGATGGCAAGTTGGTCACCGGGTTTAGAATTACATCGGAATAGAGAAAGAGCAAATATACCAGAAACAATTGCAAATACGATAACGCAGCAGTATGTTTTAGGATTAAATAAGAATACGATAATATACGTTATTGATACAATAATCGAAAACAAATACGCGGCCGTATAGACATCAGATGCATAAATACATTTAGAGCACGATATATCCGATGAAGTAGACGACGGAGTATTCGTATAATACGAACCGGACGGACACGATTCGTGAGAAGAACACTCCGCCGAGTCACCGGAAGAGTATTTTCCGTCTATACAATTACTACAAGAACCAGCTCCATCCACCGACCACTTCCCTGCATCACACGACAAGCAATCACACGCCAGGCAACTAGAAGAGGACTTTTGTCCTAGTAAACCGTATTTTCCACTTGGACACTTATCACCGAGACAGTCGCTTGAACCGGGGTGATTATTATGACGTCCACTCTCGCATTCGTTGCACGTAAACTGTCCTGTTATAGAATACTTTCCCGCGGGACACACCGAGCACTTGTCGCTCCCCAGACTGCCATACGTGCCCTTCGCGCAAATATCCCCGAGACAACGTGTGAAATCGCTACTGGAGTATCGCCCGGCTTCGCACACAAGACACTCTTCCAAAGAGTGTTTGACATCAACTCTATATGTGTTAGCCTTGCACGGCTCACACGAAACAACTAGTTTTTTTGAAGCGGATAGAATTGCGTGCTCTCCCGAAGAGCACGGTCGGTCATTATAAAGATTGCGCCGCCGCCGCCGAGTTCCCGCATCGACGCCACCAGAAAGAATGCAAAATGTAAAATAAAACGCGTAGACCTTAGACATATTTATAGTATGTAAGTTCAATTAAGGCAATATCAATTTTAATTTTAATATAAATACATAATTTTAATATATTCATAATAATGAGTAAGACCTTTTATACAAAAGGTACATTTATTCCGAAAGAGGAATATGTTGAGGTAATAAAAAAAACCCAGATTATCTCAACTGATTTTCTTGTATTTAATACAGAAGGGCGTGTTCTTCTGGGGAAACGTAACAACGAGCCTGCTAAAGACACTTGGTTTGTCCCCGGAGGCCGAGTCCGTATATATGAAAAAATAGACGACGCGGTTAAACGAATCACGAAACAAGAGCTTGGGAAAGAGTTAACTAAAACGAGCGACCTTGGAGTATATCACCACGTCTATCACAATAATTTTGCAAATGAAGACCACGGCACGCATTATGTAGTATTCGCTGTAAATATTGTACTGGAAACAGACGATATAACCCCTTTGCCCGACGATCAGCATAGTGAACTAAAATGGTGGAATGTAGAAGATGTTGTTAAAGACCCATCAGTCCACCCCTATACAAAAAATTATTTCCATCCAGCACCACACAATAAAGCTTTTATGTAAAGAATTATATTAATTCCGTCTACATCTCCCGGTAGAACGCCGCCGCCGCCGCGCAGTCTTCGTTCCGCGTCCCGAAGCATAACCAACTCCGGGACCCAACCAGCTAAGCTCCCCTATTTTTACTTTCTCTCCATTAGCAATCCTCTCCACGATAGAAACTAGTTTTTTTTTCTGTGCGTTATTAATAAACGAAGCATCCCGCTTCTTCTCCGCAGACCTTTGTTTCCTTAAAGATTCGGTTAGCCCCTTCATAGTCTTTCTTACCTGCGTCATAACAGATTTATGTGGTTCGTCTTTTCTCGTTTTATCGAGCCTAGTTTTACCGGATCTAGTTTTACGCGTTCCGTCTTTTCTAGATTTACGGGGCATATAAATAAGAAAAGAAAAGATAAATTAAATATACTATTTAAAGACACAACATATACTCTATTTGTATATAGACAACAAACAGCAAAAAAAATAAAAGTTGTCTGCAAAATACCAAAATATAGACCGATGGTATAAACTCCATCGGTTAAAATATATTTTAACCACACTAACGGTCACACACATATAGCCCCACATATAGCCCCACATATAGCCCCACATATAGCCCCACATATAGCCCCACATATAGCCCCACATATAGCCCCACATATAGCCCCACATATAGCCCCACATTCAGATGAAATGTTGGTTTAGTTTTATAGTTTTTATAGTTTTTATAGTTTTATAGTTTTTATAGTTTTTATAGTTTTTATAGGTTTATAGTTTTATAGGTTTATAGTTTTTAATGGTGAGAGTCCCTTTACCCTGTTTATTTGTGAGTTCACAATAAAACACGGTACGTCATAAATATAAATAAATTGTATTGTTACGCGGAACATATATATTCCACGCGGTTATAAAATATAGTTTTGTAATATGTTTATATGGAGCAGGAGCAGGAGCAGGAGCAGGAGCAGGAGCAGGAGCAGGAGCAGGAGCAGGAGCAGGAGTAGGAGTAGGAGTAGGCATATGAAATGGAGGCATATGAAATGGAGGCATATGAAATGGAGGCATATGAAATGGAGGCATATGAAATGGAGGCATATGAAATGGAGGCATATGAAATGGAGGCATATGAAAAAA